CAATGAACCAGGCGCACCATTACATGATGAATACTCTCATGGTGCAGACGCTTTTAGATATTTATGTGTATCTGCTGACAAGTTCTCTAACGAGACATGGCAACATCAAGAGATACATTATCAAAACATAGGAATTGTTTGATGAAAATGACAGACGAAGAAATACTCAGTAAGATAGATAACGAGGAACAGATTGCATATGGTATCAACGATGCACAGTTATCATCTGAACGTGCAGAAGCTATTAATTACTATTTAGGTGAGAAGTTTGGTAATGAAGTAGAAGGACGTTCACAAGTTGTCTCTTACGATGTACAAGACACCATTGAGTCTGCATTACCACAATTACTTAAACCATTTGTATCTGGTGATGAAGTTGTAGCATTTGAACCAAAAGGTCCAGAAGACCAAGCTGCTGCTGAACAAGAAACAGATTACGTTAATCACATTGTTATGGAAAAGAACAATGGGTTCGAAATATTCTATGTATGGTTTAAAGATGCACTACTCTCTAAAAACGGATACGTTAAGGTTTATCACGAAGAATACGAAGAAGCAGAAGAAGAAGAATACGAAGGTCTAACTGATGCACAATTAGATATGTTAGCATCAGATGATAATGTAGAAATACTAGAGCATGAAACATATCCTGACCCATCTGTAACTCCAATGCCACTTACTCCACAAATGGTGACCCCGCCAGATGTTGAGCAAGAAGATGGAACAATTAGTATTGAACAAGAATCTATGCAGGCATTTATGCAACCCATGTTACATAATGTTAAGATTCGTGTTAAAGAGATGACAGGTGATATTAAGATTAAGAACGTAGCACCTGAAAACATTATGGTTTCTGTAGACTGTAATGGTGTAGATTTAAATACAGCACGTTTCGTTCAACATCGTGAACTCATGTCTCCATCAGAAGTAGCAGAAATATTTGATGTTGATGAAGATGAACTAAACACCATCATGGCAGAGCAAGATGAGTTTGAAATTGAATCTAATGCTCGTGACATTTACTCAGAACAATACGATAGAGCTGTAGACACTACAGACATCTTAGTAAGAGATACTTATCTTAGAGTGAATGGTGAACGTCATCGTTATGTATTAGTAGGTAATCGTATCATCTATCAAGACGAGTCATGCGACCACGTGCCATTTGCGTGTATCTCTCCTATGCTTATGCCACACAGACACGTTGGTCGTTCCTATACAGACTTAACCAAAGACATACAAATGATTAAGTCTACTCTTATTCGTGGTCAATTAGATAACATGTATTTATCTAACAATGGTCGTTACGCTATCTCTGATAGAGTAAACCTAGACGACATGCTCACATCAAGACCAGGTGGTATTGTGCGGGTACAAGGTGAACCAGGTGCATCTATACTCCCATTACAACACGCTCCATTCCCTCAAACATCATTTAGCATGGTTGAGTACATGGATAGCATGAAAGAGAAGCGTACAGGTATTACTGCTTACAACCAAGGTTTAGATGCTAATAGCTTAAATAAAACGGCTACTGGTGTACAACAAATTATGTCAGCAGCTCAACAACGTTTAGAGTTAGTGGCTAGAACATTTGCAGAGACCGGTGTTAAAGACTTATTTATGTTAGTGCATCGTTTAGTCAGAAAGAATGTAACCAAGCCTGATATTGTACGTATTAGAAACCAATGGGTAAATGTTGACCCAAGAGAATGGAAGAATCGTAAAGACTTATCTATCTCTGTAGGCTTGGGCGCAGGTAACAAAGACCAACAACTGATGCACATCAATGCTATCTTACAATTACAAGAGAAAGCATTACAGGTTGGTTTAACTAATCCTGAAAAGATTTACAACGCATTGGCTAAACTCACACAAAACGCTGGCTTTAAAAACCCTGATGAGTTCTGGACTAACCCAGCTAATATGCCACAAGGTATGCAACAGAAACAACCTAATCCACAAGATACATTAATCCAAGGTCAATTAGCGATTGAACAAGCTAAGGCACAAGGTGATATGGCGATTGCTCAACAAAAAGCACAGGCTAACTTACAACAAGAGCAACTCCGTTCAGAGAATGACGTTATTATCGAACGTGAGAAGATAGCAGCACAAGCTGAACTAGAACGCTTTAAAGCACAATTAAAAGCAGAAACAGATTTAGCGATTGCACAGATTAAAGCTCAAGTAGGAATGTAATGAAAGATAAAGCATACAAAGAAATAACTAAAGGCGGTGAAGCAGAAAAGATACTAGGTAGCAAAGTGTATCAGGAAGCATTTACCAAAGTTAAATCTAATATTATAGAAGCAATGCAAACATCTCCATTGGGTGATGAAGTAACCCATAATAGATTAGTGATTGCTCTACAGACATTAAATCAAATAGAACGTGCATTAACCGACATCATGCAAACAGGCAAGATGGCTAAGATACAGGTTAGTGATAGCGTAAAATAGTTTTTTAACTAGAAGAAGGAAGTAAAATGAGTGACCAAGCTATAGAGCAGTCACCACAGAGTCGCTTAGAAGCGATGCTTGGTGATATTCAAGAAGACCAAATCAATCTTGAAGAACCACAAGAGGTTGAGGAAGAAGAAACTGTAGAGGTGGAAGCCGAAGCAGAAGAACCTACTGACGTTGAAGAAGAAGTAGAAGATTCCGAAGATGAAGAACCAGAAACAGAAGACGAAGTAGAGGACGAGGACTCCGATGAGGAACAACCTGTACAATCTGTTAAGTTGAAAGTTAATGGTGAAGAAATCGAGAAACCGATTGACGAAATCGTGGCATTAGCCCAACAAGGACTTGACTACACAAAGAAAACACAAGAAGTTGCAGAGCAACGTAAATCTGTTGAAACTATGCAAGAGCAGTTAAAAGCACAAGAACAACAGTTTATGGAGCAACAACAACTTAATAGTTTGTTGATTGAAGATGTAGCGAAAATCACGAGCCTAGACCAACAACTGAGCCAATATGCTAACGTGGATTGGCAGAAGTTGACTGATAGTGACTTCGTGGAGGCACAAAAGCATTACATGTCATACAATCAGTTACAGCAAGACCGTAACAATCTCGTTTCACAGTTTGAAGCCAAGAGGCAAGAAGTATTAACAAAACACCAGTCAGCATTAGCTGAACGCATCAAAAAAGGTAAAGAAGTTCTATCCAAAGAAATACCTAATTGGAGTCCTGAGACCACCCAAGAAGTTGTTACCACTGGGAAAGAATATGGATTTACTGATGATGAGTTGAACGCTATTGTAGACCCTAGACACGTTAAAGTTTTGTATGATGCTATGCAATGGCGCAAACTTAAGAGTAAGAATCCTGTAGTGAAGAAGAAGGTCGCAAGTGCCAAACCTGTAGTGAAGCCAGGAACAAAAGACCCAAAAACATCTGTTAATTCTAATGCCAAGAAAATACGTGAGCAATTACGTAGGTCTGGTAGTTCTGAATTAGCGTCTAAATTAATCGAACAAATGATTTAAGGAGTTTTAATCATGGCAGTTTCAGCAACCAATAGTTATACCGGTGCAGGTATAGCAGAAGATTTTGAAGATATTATTTACGATATATCTCCAGAAGACACACCATTGTTATCAATGGCTAAAAAATCAACAGCAGCACAAACATATCACCAATGGCAAACAGACGTATTAGCTGCAGCAGCAACTAACGCTCAGCTTGAAGGTGATGACGCATCATACGCTACATTAGCAGCAACAACAGTATTAGGTAACTACACACAGATTTCACGTAAAACTGTGAACATCTCTAATACATACGATGTTGTTAAAAAGTATGGTCGTAAATCAGAAGTTGCTTATCAGTTAATGAAAGCTGGTAAAGAACTTAAACGTGACATGGAATACGCTTTAGTACGTAACCAAGCATCATCAGCAGGTGGCGCAGGTACAGCTCGTTCTTCAGCTGGTATCGAGTCATGGATTGCTGGTAACAGCGTTAAAGCAACAGCAGCATCTACAGCAACAACTCCAGGTTTCGCAGCAGGCGTTGTTGCAGCTCCAACAGATGGTACAGCAGGTACTTTTGTTGAAGCAGATTTAAAATCAGCATTAGAAGCAGCATGGGTAGATGGTGGCGAGCCAACAACTATTCTTATGTCTTCTAAAAACAAAAAGCTATTCTCAGCTTTCGCTGGTATCGCTGAAAAACGTCACATGGTAAATGGTACTAATGAAGCTATCATTACTGCTGCTGCTGACGTTTATGTTTCAGACTATGGTAATCACACAGTTAAACTAGACAGATTCATGCGTGACGAAGCTGTATTATGCTTAGACCCACAATACGTTGGTGTAGCATCATTACGTCCAATCACAAAAGAAGAACTAGCTAAAACTGGTGACTCTACTAAATACTTGATGACAGCAGAATACGCATTAGTGGTGAATAACCCTGATGCTCATGCTAAAGTTCAAGGTGTTGGTGTTTAATCAACATTGATTTATAATAGGGGGATAGAAATATCCCTCTATTTTTATTATGCCAATATTATTCGATAAAGACCCACTCACAGGTGTTACGCAATATTACGATTACGACCCTGTTAATGACATCCACATGATACACAATGTGCAAGACTTTACTCCACTTGTGGAAAAGTTAAAACAAGCACAAAACAATCCTGATGCTTGGGCAAAGGGTGTTAAAGAATCATGGGTACACTATGCTAGTATCCCGCCTGTTATTGAGATGCAATTAAAACAAAAAGGCATAGACATTTACAATAAAGACCAAACAAAAGAATTACTCAAAGAAATAAACACAAACTATCCTTGGTTAAAGACAACAACAAAAAAACATGGATAGAAAAGAATTACAAAGAATACAATTAGCAATACACGATTTAGTTAATCGAGAAGATTACACAAACGCATTACCGCTCATTAATGCAGCATTAGAAGAATATCCTGATAACGATGCAACTCTAAACTTTATGGGTTACATTCATTTAATGGGTGACCAACCGGCATTAGCTTATCAATATTTCAGACGTGCATTACAAGAGAGTCCAGGCAACAAAGCCTTATGGACATCATTAGGTCGTGCCTACCATGAACTCGATAAGTTTGAAGATGCGATTAAATGCTTTCTAAAGTCAGCAGAATTAGATAACAATTACGCATTAGCATATAGTAATGCAGCAGCTAGTTTTGTGCAGACATCTGAATGGAAGAACGCAGAAGATGTATGTAACCTTGCATTAAACATTGACCCTAATGACCAGAACGCTAACATGAACCTTGCTCATGCTTATTTAGCACAAGGCAAATGGAAAGATGGTTGGAAACAATGGGGATTATCACTCGGTAGTAAGTTTAGAAAAGAATGGCACTATGGCGATGAAAGTCGTTGGGATGGTGAAGCAGGCAAAGACATTATCATCTATGGTGAACAAGGTTTAGGTGATGAAATCTTCTATGCTAACTGCATACCTGATGCGATTGCTATTAGTAATAAAGTCTACATCGACTGTGACCCAAAGCTAGAAGGTTTATTTAAACGTAGCTTTCCATTAGCAGAAGTACATGGAACACGCAGAGACGAACATCCAGAATGGCTAGCAGATAAGAAGTTTGACCATCGTTGTGCAATCGGTGGATTACCGGAGTTCTTTAGACATGACTCTAAAGACTTTCCTCGTGAGACATATCTTATTGCAGACCCAGAAAGAAGACAAATGTGGCGCAGTCTATTTGATTCGTGGGATAAAAAAGTCATAGGAATTACCACACATGGTGGCGGTAAAAGAACCAATGAAAAAGGTAGAAAACTTACAAAAGATGATATACAATCATTATTGAGTCGTGATGACTTAATTTTAATTTCATTAGATTACGTAGTCGATGAGAAAATAGAT